CCCTTTGCCTTCCTCACCCCATGCAATTTCCATGCCAACATGGGAACCTTTGCAAGAACCGTGCCAACTTTAGCAACTGGGGAATTCCATGCAAGAACCATGCCAACTCTGGACTCCATGCAATACTCGTGCCAACTTTGGAGCCTATGCAAGAATCATGCCAACTTTGGAAGCGGGGTCTTTTTTTAGACGCGGGGAGGGTCTGGGCCTTCGGTTATTATTAATAGTACCTACCCAAGTACAAAAAAGGGTCAAAACTACTAATAATGTCTTAATTTAAATAAAGTTTAACGTATTGTTTCAAAAGGAAAATAAGCGCATTCCAGTTGACAACAAAAGGGAATAGTAAATATTCTTAAGATTACTCTTGACTTTAGCTTGAAAATATGTTATAATACTAATGTATCTTTAGTTATTAATAAAGAATATACTAAAGGTTCCCTTTGTAATCTCAGGTATACAAGAGGTAATTACTATGTCATCTCAAGAAGAACCCAAAGCTAAGATAGGAAGACCTAAGAAGTCTTTAGTCAAAAGCAAGAAAAGGGGGGGAAGGGGTGTCGTTGGGCGGCCCAAAGGGGACGCTGCTATAATAAATGAATACAAAGCAAGAATGTTGTCAAGCCCCAAGTCCCAAAAGGTTCTTGACAGTATTATGAATGCTGCTTTAAACGATGATCATAAGAATCAAGCTGCTGCTTGGAAACTTCTAATGGATCGTATGCTACCCATTAGTTATTTTGAGAAAGATAAGCTAAATAGTGGAAGGAGTAGCATATCCATTAGTATTACTGGTGTAGGAGAGACTAAGATTACTGAAGAGTCCTCCGAACCGTTAGAAGGAGAGTTTGAATCTGATGAATAGTTTTAAGTTTTTTAATGTCTCAGAGTTTGCCTGTAAAGAAACTGGTGATAATGAGATTAATTCTGGGTTCATACATCGTTTAGACGAATTAAGGGAGAACTGTGGTTTTCCCTTTACCATTACAAGCGGCTACAGGTCAAAACAGCACTCCGCTGAAATCAATAAAAAAACAATAGGTCAGCACGTTTTAGGCGTGGCTGCGGATATTGCTGTGGGCGATGGAATAGAAAGAAGAATATTAGTTGAGGAAGCCCTTAAGATGGGATTTACTGGAGTTGGGGTGGCTAAGTCCTTTGTCCATGTGGACGATAGGGTGACTACACCTGTTATGTGGACTTATTAGAATGAGGCCAAGAAACACAACATCGGAAGAAGAAAGAAGACTCTTAGAGAAGTGGGGGAAAACGGGGGGTTTATTAACGGATTTTCTGCCTGTTGTGGGAGACATTAAGGCAGGAGCGGACACCTTAGATGCTTTAAATGAAAGAGATTATATAGGCGCGGGACTATCGGCGGCAGGTATTATTCCTGTTGTTGGAGATGTAATTAGCAAGGCTGGAAAAACAATCAGGGCTTCCGATTCTTATTTATCAAACGCTGTGTCAAAATCAACTCAACGAGGCAATACGGTGGAAACGGCGAGGAAATCTTCTAAATATTTAGATAGTTTAGGAGCTTCAGGAAGGTCTTTAGACTATGGTGCGGGAAAGGGGGTTAATGCTAAAGCTATAAAGATAGACGATACGTTTGAGCCTTTTCCACAAGAGGGATATATTCCTGATTTTTCAAAACCGCGGGAAGTTCCCCCTAACACATATGGAAAAATAATAAGCACTAATGTTATTAATGTTTTGCCGCCAGACCTTAGAGTGGAAGCTATATTGAATATAGGAAAGGCTTTAAAACCTAACGGCAAAGCTTTGATTCAAACATGGGACATATCAGCAGCTAAAGCTGGAATGGCGTCTAAAACGGCTATTCCCGTGAAGGGAGAAGATTTTGCATATAGAACCTCTACTGGGACGTATCAAAAAGGCTTCAATAAGCGAGAGCTTAAGGAATATGCCGAAAGTGTTTTAGGAGAAAGATATATAGTAGATATCGTTCCTGCTAAAGAAAAAATAAATGGAACCGCAATAGTGATAACAAAAAAATAAATGTCCGCGGAACTTAACATACAATTATTGCCGTGGCAGCAGGAAGTCTGGGAAGACCCAACAAGATTTAAGATTGTTGCTGCTGGCAGACGTACAGGGAAATCAAGACTGGCAGCTTGGTTATTAATTGTCAATGCTTTACAGACGGAAAGAGGTACAGTATTTTATGTGGCTCCAACGCAGGGCCAAGCCAGAGACATTATGTGGGAAACTATACTGGAGTTAGGCCATCCAGTTATAGCTTCCAGCCATATTAATAATCTACAAATAAAGCTTGTTAATGGAGCTACAATCTCTTTGAAAGGAGGAGACAGGCCGGAAACTATGCGGGGTGTATCTTTAAAGTTTTTAGTCTTGGATGAATATGCGGACATAAAGCCGGAAGTTTGGGAGCAGATATTGAGACCTGCTTTGGCTGACCAGAAGGGACATGCGTTATTTATAGGTACGCCAATGGGGCGTAACCATTTTTATGATTTATATAAATACGGGGAATTAAGCGACGATGAAACCTATAAGTCTTGGCACTTCACTAGTTATGACAATCCTCTGCTGGATAAAGAAGAGATTGATACAGCTAAAAAGTCAATGTCAAGCTATGCGTTTAGACAAGAGTTTATGGCTTCCTTTGAGGCTATGGGATCAGAAATGTTTAAGGAGGACTGGGTACACTTTTCGGAAAATAAGCCAGAGGACTATGATTGTTATATAGCTGTGGATTTAGCTGGGTTTCAGGATGTGTCAAAAAAGAAATCTAAAAATACTAGATTAGACAATACAGCCATAGCGGTTGTTTTTGTCAACGAAGACCCACAATGGTACGTTGAGAATATTATATACGGAAGATGGACGCTGGAGGAAACAGCCCAAAAGATATTTCAGGCGGTTCGGGACTATAAGCCCATAAGCGTAGGAATAGAAAGAGGGATTGCTAAACAGGCAGTAATGTCTCCGCTAATGGACATGATGAAGCGTTCCGGATTCTTTTTTAGGGTTGAAGAGCTTACGCACGGAAACCAGAAGAAGACGGATAGAATTATGTGGGCTTTACAGGGAAGGTTTGAAAATGGAATAATAAAATTAAGTAAAGGTTCTTGGAACAGTCGGTTTTTGGATGAGTTGTTTCAGTTCCCTGACGTTTTAACACATGACGATCTGGTGGATGCTTTGGCTTATATAGATCAGCTAGCTAAGGTTTCTTACAATACTGGTTTATTGGACGAGTACAATGACTTTGAGATACTGGACGCGGTGTCCGGATACTAAACAGGAAAATAATTAATGGAAGATCATAACGAAAGTAATAGTCCTTTAATGATTAAGGAAGATTTAGAGGACTGGGTGATAACTAAGTGTGACTCGTGGAGAGACCATTTTGAGGCTAACTACAGCGAAAGGTTTGATGAATACTATAGACTTTGGCGGGGTATTTGGGCGCAGGAGGATTCCACAAGAGAATCCGAAAGGTCTAAGATAATAAGCCCTGCCTTACAACAGGCCGTTGAAAGCTCAGTTGCGGAAATAGAAGAGGCAACTTTCGGGAGAGGTAAGTTTTTTGATATAGTGGACGATGCTGAAGATCCTGAGAAAGCAGATATAGTCCTCCTTAGGAACGCACTACACACTACTTTTCAAAAAACAAAGGTTAGGAAGGCCGTTGCGGAATGTTTAATAAATTCGGCAGTCTTTGGAACGGGCATAGCTGAGGTTGTTTTAGGGGAAGAAAAGGAGATGGTTCCGGCTACCCAACCAATTATGGGAGGAGATTTAAGGGCGGTTGGCGTTAATATGACCGACAAAATAGTCTGCAAACTAAGGCCAGTAATGCCACAGAATTTTCTTATTGATCCAGTAGCCACTAATGTGGACGATGCTTTAGGTGTGGCTGTAGATGAGTTTATTTCCAGACATGTGGTTGAACAGTTACAGGAGTCCGGCGTATACAAAGACGTTTATGTAGGGTCAGCAGCTCCAGATTTTGATGTGGAGCCAGATCAAGACTTAACAACTTATTCAGACGATAAGGTTAGAATTACGAAGTATTACGGCCTAGTTCCAAGATATTTGCTGGAAGAGGCACAGGACTCTATGCTTAATTCGGAGGACGGCGAGGAGGAGGAAGAAGAGGAAGAAATAATCCTTTCCGAAGACGGCACAAAGATGGAAAACAAAGGATCGGATAGTTTTTATGTGGAGGCTGTTGTTGTCATAGCTAACGGCGGTGTTCTGCTTAAAGCTGAAGAAAACCCCTATATGATGCAGGACAGGCCAATAATTGCTTTTCCTTGGGACGTAGTACCCTCAAGATTTTGGGGTAGAGGGGTATGTGAGAAAGGATATAATAGCCAGAAAGCACTTGATGCTGAAATAAGAGCTAGAATAGATGCTCTTGCTTTAACGGTTCACCCAATGCTGGCAATGGATGCGTCTAGGATGCCAAGAGGCTCCAGACCGGAAGTAAGGGCGGGCAAGATAATACTGACAAATGGCGCACCCTCAGAAATTCTACAGCCTTTTAATTTTGGGCAAGTCAGTCAAATAACTTTTGCACAAGCAGATGCGCTTCAGAAGATGGTTCAAACAGCCACAGGAGCTATAGATTCCGCTGGAATAGCTGGAAGCATAAACGGGGAAGCAACAGCCGCTGGAATAAGCATGTCTTTAGGAGCTATAATTAAAAGACACAAAAGAACTCTTATAAATTTCCAAGAATCTTTTTTAATACCCTTTGTTACTAAAGCTGCTCATCGCTATATGCAGTTTGATCCGGAACATTATCCGGTAGCGGATTATAAGTTTAATGCTACATCAACTTTAGGCATAATGGCTAGAGAATACGAAGTAACACAGTTAGTACAGCTTCTGCAAACAATGAAAGCAGAATCACCTTTGTATAATTCCCTAATACAGGCTATTATAGAAAACATGAACCTGTCAAACAGGGAAGAGCTAATACAGACTCTTCAGCAAGCTTCTCAGCCTTCTCCGGAAGAACAACAAGCTGCTCAAGCAACGCAACAAGCGCAGATAGCTTTTCAGCAATCACAAACAGCGGCATTGTCCGGACAGGCCCAAGAGTCACAGGCAAGGGCGCAGAAACTGGCTGTGGAAACACAAGTCATACCGAATGAGCTTGAACTTGAAAAACTTAAAATTGCATCGACTAATCTACAAAAAGGAAACCAAGATGATAAAGAGTTTGAAAGAAGAGTTAAGGTTGCAGATATGCTTTTAAAGGAAAAAAGCCTTAAGTTGAAACTAGAGAAAGAAAAAGCTTGACTTTTTAATAATAGTATGTTATAATGT